ACGTTTTGTTGTAAGGTCATAGTGCTAAGAGTAACAATTCGATGTCGTCCTCGTCCTGCTGTAATGCATATAGCATAGATTGTATATGATATAACGCTTCAATGTCATTATTTTTTGCAAGTTGGGGTAAGTCGTATTTAAAGTCAAACTTAGCGATTAGAGCGCTTAACTCCTCTAGCTTAGGTTCGGCTGCAATCTCAGGCTTAACAACCTTTAAAGCCTTGATTACACGCTTTGCAGCACCACGGCTAGACTTCTTAGCAGTCTCGATTGCTTTCTCAGCCGCTAGGTAAGAATCAGCTTCCTCATTGTTGTTAAAAATGAGATATTGCTTACCGCGCTTAATGTACACCTTGCGAGGGCGTGACATATCAAAGCCGCCGTTAAACGACAAAGCAGCATCTGTATTTGCGCTACCAGTTAACGCTGTAAGTGTTAAGCTAGGTAAATTACCGCTACCTGTACCATTCGCAGAAGCTGTGCCGCTAGCCGTACCTGTAATCGCTGCAAGTGTTATCGAAGGCAATACACCCGAACCTACAGCAAAGCCAGTTGCGCCGCCAGTTATCGTAGTTAATGTAATTGATGGTAAATTACCCGCTGCATTAGCTGTGCCGCTTGCAGAGCCAGTAATTGCAGTTAGAGATACTGGCGCGAGTACACCAGCACCAGTACCGTCTAACGTACCGCCATTATTGGCAGAGCCAGTTATAGCGGAAAGGGTAATACTGGCTAACGAACCCGCACCAGTCCCATCGACTGCTGTGCTACCAGTTAGCGCTAGCAGTAATGACATTTAGCTTACTCCCAGCCGTAAACGTAAGTCACGACATGCGCTACTGTACCTGTAGTTCCCGCCGTACCAATGTGTTTAGTAACCAATTGGATAAATTCACCAGGATTAACAAAGATAGGCGCATCGCCAAAGTCAACAAAAGAACCGCCCGGCTGTGAGACCATTGTGCTAACCGCTTGTGCTGCTGTTAACACTTGAGTAAAGCTAGATAACGGGATACGTCTAGGCGCTTTTGTTGTCGCGCCCTCTGCTGTTGCTAGTGACACTGCGGTATGTCCAAAAGCCAATGAGTACTGCGAAATATATGGGCCACCAGCAATAACTGTTTGAACGTGACTTGTTAATCCAACGCCACGAATAACTAAGCGTCTACCCGCGCTATTTGCTGTACCTGCTGGCACTTGATAGCTTTGGATAATGCCGTCAGTATTTACAGCTAGCGAGACTGTTTCCCAAAATTGACCACCTAAGCCCGTACCGAGCGCCGCCGTTGTATTGGTGGGTACTGCCGCCGTTGGGTTAGTGTTATTCGGGTAAATTGCCAGCGAACCCATAGTTCCGCCTGAAAAGCCTTGATAAGAGCCGTGTATGCGATTGCCTTGTGTTGATACTGTAGAAGTCAGCGCCGAACCGCCCAATCGAACGTTATATGCACCTACAAACGCCTGCAATACGCCACCAGCCGCACCGCCTACAATCCTGTGCTTAATGAATGCCTTCACACCGCCCGACATATTGATTCGACCTTGCGCTGTTGGCAGTGGAATCGTTCCCAGCTTTACCGCTCCTGTGCCGTCATTTACCCAAAAGTCAGCTTGTACACCACCTAGATAGCAAATAAACTGATATCGTTTGTTATTCGTGTACGCCCATGTACCAGTTCCACCAGACAGCGGAAATACAGATTGCGTTTCAGCACTGTTATTTGCAGCAACACCAATTAAACCCGAAGAACTCAAGCGGAAAAACACGCCGTCGGTCGGTGCTGTAGTTGATGTATTAGGCAATCCCAAACCAAACTCAATGAATGAATTGGTTGTTGGCTGTGCGCTAAAGGCTATTTCACAATCAAACGACAAGGTCTGAGTGCCTGTATTTGGAAACATGGCATAGGTCTCGAACTGAGTACCCGTAGTCACTGTTGTAATCGAGCCTGAATTGGTAGTCATTTGACCAGCCGACCAAGCGTTCGCCATGGTTGCCACTGAGTACGAATGTTTACCAGTGTTTTGTGCTGTGTAGTTAAACACTTCTTCATCAAGGATTAAATCCTGACTAATACGCAAACGGTAATCAATATCAACCTCAGGGGAAGCTAATTTAGGTGAACCAGTTACCGAGCCTGAATCATTCTCAGAAAATGTGCGAATTGCACCAACGTTTAACGGGTTAGCCGCTGCGTCTGTTTCAGGGACTACTTTAACTTGGTTGCTTGCGTTGACTTCAGCGCCTAATCCAGAAGCTGAGCCGCGTAAAATTGTATCTAATGCCATGATATTTTCCTTTTAATCTGCCCAAACCCAACGAACTTGAAACGAACCCTGTAGCTTGTCTAAGCATCGGGCGTGAATCGTAAAACCTGTAGCGGCTGCAGGCGTCCCACACGTCAAACCCACCAATACAGCAAAATACCTGTGGTCATTTGCTGTATGCGTCCCCACTGTATCGTCAGCCATCACATAAGCCTCAGCCTTTGAAGTTGCGCTGATAGCTCCTTGACCCGTTACTGCGACACTAGCTTCAGAAGTGCCGGGAAACGAGCCAAAATTAATAGTTGCTGTACCTTGACCAGTTGCCATTACAGTCCTGAGCTAGCGTTTAATACATCATGCGTAAAACTTGATACCGCTACAGTACCCGCTATGATAATTTGACCACCCGTTAAGCCTGAGAGGTTCAAGTTAGCACCAGAAGCCCCAACAGTGCCATCCATTACCACTGTCGTACCGTTGGACTGTACTGCTCTAAACCATGTAGGTGTACCCGTTGCATTAGCGCTTGAATCAGAGGTAATCGTGTTAAACGTGATTAGACCGTTTACCGTGGCAGGCGCTGCTGTAGCTGAAAATGTCAATTCAGCAAGTAATACTTGAGTTGATACGGCTGTATCTGCTGTTGCTGGCTGTGTACCGTCATAAATGCGTAAGAATCCACTGTTTAGCCGTGCGCTTAGATTGTCGCCTTGACCGTTTACCGTGGCATTTGCCAATTGTGTGTTAAGTGCCATTGTTTACCCCTGCATGTTGAATACCTACAGCCCGACCGTTAGCGTCTCTAACGACTACTTTAGGCGCTGTCATAGCTTGCATCATTTGCATCATCATTTGCTGCATGTTGCTTTCCTTAGAATCCTCTTTTTCAGTATCTTCAATGACTTGTTGAGGCGATTTAATGCCTGCAATTGTGAGCTTTACTTGTGCGTCTAATTCAGCAATGTATTTTTTCAGCATCCTGTCAGCTTCTTTGCTAGCCTCTTCCATTTGCATACGCTGTGCTTCTTTTTGCGCTTCTAGCTGTGCTTGGAATTGCGAATCTCGCGCTTGCATCTCTTGCTTATTGCGTTCAACCTCCATATCCCGCTGCATTTCACGTTGGTGCTGTTGGTCTTGCAGTTGGGTAGTGATTTGCAAGGTTTGCATCTCTTGCTGTGCTTTGAACTGATTAGCCTGTGCCGCGCCTTGCTGCTTCATTTGTTCCACTTGCAATATTGGATTAGGCGGCGGCTGAACTGGAGGCTTACCTTTGGGATCTGTAATAAAGTTCTGCACGTCTTTAAACCCAGCCGCTTCGACTATCTTTGTTTGTGTGTGATAGATTTTCTCAGGGTCAGCCAGCCCCATTGGTAGCAGCGCCATTTGATTAGCTGCAATCATTTGCAAGGCTTGAATCTTTTGGTTAGCATCGCCAGAACCTAGACCGACATTAACAGTCATGTCGTATTGGTCACGCCATTCATTAGGGTCATACTCAACGAATTGGTCACGCAAGCGGAAAGCCATCTTTTCCATGCCACCCTCAGACAATAGCTTGAGAATGCCGCAGAACATGGGCTTCATTGCTATTTCAGCAAAGATACGGGCAATAAGCTCGATTCGCTGCATAGCGCTGGCTTGGTCTATTTGCTTACCAGTAGCCGTTGTATTCAGCGCATCAGGGTCTAAGCCTTGCGAGTTACGAGATACGCCTGTACGGTTCTCTCGCATTTGTTGGATATAGTCCAACATAGGCATAGATGCTGCTGCTGAATTAGGCACTACCAATGGCTGTAAGGCGTCTGGTTTAGTAATGCGTACAGCACCACCAGCTCGCATGTCTAAAAAGTCGTCAATATCAGCGTAAGGTGTACCGTTTGAATCTGTCAGTACGGTCGTTCTAGGTGCGTTTGTCAAATACAAGTTATACAAGGTCTGACGTAGCATTTCAGTATGCAGCTTTTGCAAGTCGCCTACTAAGTCCTCAATACCCATGCCGTCCCAACGGTGCGTATTCAGCACTGGAGAGAATGTCGCAAAGGGTACGTGACTAACAACTTCCTTCTTGAGAATCTTATCCTCTAAGCGATAAATACAGCTTAGTTCAGCTATGCCATCGCCGTCAATATCAGCCAGAACGTACTCGATTCTAAGTACACCCTCGGTCATTGAATCGTCAGTAGAATCCTCACGGTCAAAGCGCTGTGTATCAGCATCTACTCGTGATAATC